GTTTTGAAGAGTTCACAGGTTTTGTCTGATATTCCTCTTGATTGCAGCCGTCTGGCTGATCCTTGAAGCTGTACATTAGACACTTGATGATTGTGGATGTTTGTTGTGTTGCCGTTATTTGTTATTGTGTGGCACTTAAAGCAAAAAGTGTGGCCATCTGAGTACTCACTGTTGGCATCAGATGAACCACAAGTAGGACACGGTATATGTCTTACAAATTCAGACTCTTCATGTGAGCCATTTAAGTGGGATGTTCGCAAAGGAGCACCAAGGTATGTTTAATTTCTCGCAATACTTTGCGTAAGTAGTCTTAGATTTTTTAGATATTGTGTTGTAAGGAGCCTGGAAGACCATACGAAGATCTAACTCAGGATGCTGTTGCTTAACGGCTTTAATCTTCCGCCTGTCTGCGGCATCCCAGTACCCTTTACATTCAAGCACTACACCATTAGGTAACAAAAAGTCTGGGGTGTATAAGTGTGGAATTGTATAAGGTACTTTCTCTGTTTCGTATTCGTAGTCAACAGACAGGTTGCAGAGAAGATCCGCGACCTTCTCCTCAAGTCCTGATCGGAATGCCATTTAAAAGTCGTCGTCTTCCTCAACAGAACTAGGTTCAGCAGGAATTACGTTTGGCATCATTGCTTTATATCCAGCTGTTGTACCGAATAGATCAATGACTTCCTCAGTAGACATATCTCCTACATCAACACCTGCTGATGTTGACAGTGAGACAACCTGAATACCCTTCAGTTTTAAGCTTGTGCCATAGGTGACACCATCTCGCAAGATATAAGGTTTTTGAAATAGTGCAAGTTTTACTTTTGAACCACTAAATAGAGGAAGACGTTCATCAGTAATGATGGTGCCATCGGTATCTACTACAGGTGGACGTGTATCCTCATTCCAAGAGAACTTAACTTTATATTGTCCTTCATTCATTTCTTCCCAAGGTTCAGGCTTCAGTACCGAACGCTTTGGATTCTTTAGTTTTGACTCTGCCCACTTAAGGGATTCAGCTCGATCCTCTTCTAGTTTATCAATCATTGACTGATCAACTAAAGCTCCAAGTGAATAGCCAAACTTAGAAGGTGCCATTACAGCTTGGTATCCTTCAAGGACAACAGGCTCTGGTGTTACAAATGTGTTGCGTGTCATTAACAGAAAAAATAAGTGGATTCAATTACAGACTCAGGATTAAGTGAGCCAATAATCGGCGGTTTTGTTTCAGCTCCTATTTGATTAGCCCAAGACGTTAAATAGTCTTGTTCTGCAAATAAATGCATGTATGTTTGACGAACAATGGCTGAAAGAACACCCATGTCAGTAGCACGACAAAGTACCGAGTCGTGTATGAGGGCCAACGGAGCGTTGAAGCGTATTGCAGATAGGTGGAGAAGGCTTGCATCTAGTGAATGAATTAGGTTGGGTGCAGTTGCATTTTTATGGTGCGACTTATCAACTTTGTCTCCTTCTTCTGTAGCTACTTTGACCTGACATCTACCTAGTAGTTGTAGCTCAATAGTTTCTACTATTGGTTTCATTAATCGTTGAGTAACAATAAAGCCTGATGGAGTACACCATTCAATCTCTGTTTCTCCGCGATCAATGGCATTGCTTACCTCTTCTTCAATCCATTTCATAACTTTCATCGGACCTTTGACAACTACTTTCATAGCTTGTCTTACAGCATTAACTGTTGCTGTTAAATCCTCCTTCTCAACTTCAACCCCTTTTTCTTTTAAGGCTTCACGTATGTAGCCTCTATTTGAATAAGGTTTTGCGTTGTATGGGATTGTCATCACTGTCCGTTTTGTAGTCTTCCTATCCATAAATGGACGGATAGACTCTGGAACGTTTGGTTTAGCTTCTTCAGCGACTACTTTGTATGCATCTTGTGGCTTCTCACCAGGCAAGACATTAACAAGTTTTGCTGTACTGGCATCCCTAGCGAGACCCGCAAGGATTTGCAATCCTGAACACGTTGCATCAACGGCAACAGGTAGGTTTGTGTAGTTTCTATCACACAAAATGCAAGTATGATAATACTCATGACAAGCGGCAAGGAATTGCCAAGGCTCGTCAATTTTTTCCCAGTCTGAAAGGTTTCCAATAGGATCCGTTGCAATACGTGTGATTAGTGCATGATTGTGAAGTGTCCATTTTTCACGATCTTTCATGGTATCTTTATCCTTACCGGCAGTCGTTGCTACTTGAAAACGTAGCCATCCTTCTGCTTCATAAGTCATCATTGACTGTTGTGCAAATAGTAATAATGACTTGCCAAAGTCAGTATCTTGTGGAGTCAAGAATGCCGGGATTGGATAAGCTCTTCCCCTATAGTCAAAGCTCCAAGGAATAAAGAACTTCTCTTTATCTTTGAACACTTTGACTGCGTTCATGGTCATACGTGTTCGACATGACCGTTTAAATTGTTGAGCATTGATGTTCATTACATCAGCTGCTTTTCTTCGATAGTCCTTGCGAGAATCAAAGTTCTCTGCAATGTCTAACGGCTTATTAGGTAGAGGTAGTTCTACAACAGGGACAAACTTACCAATGGCAATACCACGTTCTTGTAGCGTTTCTGCAACGTCAACAATGAATGGATTAAGTGTGTAAGCAACCTTCTGAATATGATTCAAAAAGCTGATCGGTGTTTCTCCCTGTATAAGGCAGGGTGCTGACCTACGCACCATAGGGTTCCCTTTCATTATCTCGTTTAAGAGATATCCGCCTTGCCTTTCGTTTGTCCAATCGTTTGGCTCAATGAGCATTGGCCAAGCAAGTGGGCTGAATAACTCAGCAGTTGCCATTACCTTGTCTCTGATTTTCAGAAATTCAGGGGTAGGGACAATGTACTGGTGTGTTTTACGCCCCTCTCTCACAAGTTCTTTTTCAAACCATCCTTCAGAAGCCTGAATGATGCAGTCAAGTAACCAACCGCCTAACTTAATTCGGTTGCTTATGCCCCAAGCTTGCCAATGTGCAACTTCATAGCGCTTCATCAATGTTTTGATGACTACTACCTTCTGGTCAGTGCCAATAGCTCGGTGCCAATAGTTCTCCTTTAATACGTGTAGAAGACCAGGGCATTTGGCTTCGTAATGGCGGATGGTGCATTCATCCTCAATAGCTTTACCAATGGCATCAGTGACGTTCTGAAGCTTGTTCGCTTTGGGTTTGCTTGAGAACACCTTGTCAAAAGCCACTTTGCAAGCAATGGCAGCCGCTGCTTCAGGTTCGATGTCAGCCAGGTACTTTTTGATGACTACAAAGTCTTTGCCAACCATCCCGCGTTTTGCTCTGGCAGCTGTTCCTTTGATTTGCTCAATAGCCTTTGGCAACAGCTCTTGGATGGAGCTACAGCCATAGACAGAAGCACTTGCATACTCTTTGTCCTGAAGCTTGACGGTGTTGTCTCTAAGGCGTTCTAAGCCTTGTCGCATCTGTTCCCTTTCGAGCTTGATTTGCTCATCGATTTGGGCTGGTGTTGGCATCTAAATAATTTGTGCTAGACGCACTAGATCTCTGTTTTTTCCCTATTCACTTGTGGATAAGACTGCAGCGCAGTGAGTGTGGCTGATGCGTTCATGTTCTGTCCGCATGTGAACCGGTAAAAACACGCCTTTTTAAGTCGCGTGCGTCTACCGATTCCGCCACGCCCCCGCTACGTTCTCAGCTTATCTGAAAGGGGGTTTTTGAAGCTTGACGAGGGTGGTAGCCCTGGTTTTTTGCTTCGATAGTCGCAACTAGAGTTGGGACAATAAGTCATGATCTTGGCTGTTGTTTTGGCTGTAGTAACCCTCAGTCACAGTGATTGAAGAGTGACCAGCCCAACCTTTGACCTTCATGGAAGGCGTACCAGCATTTAATGCCCAAGTGATGAAGGAGTTCCGAAGAGTCTTCCAATAGTGGGATTCAGTGATGGTGCGGTCTTCATGGTTCATGCGCCGTAGTACATGCTTCCATCTGCGATGCAGATTCCATTGGTTAGGAAACTCATCAAAGATGATGTCGTGATACCCACGTTCTGTGCCTGTCCGTGACTTAAGCAGTGGCGTCAGTCTTGGATGGATAGGAACCTCGCGATAGTTGCGGCCTTTGGTTCTAGTGGCTGCTGTACCGCCAACCAGCATGACGTTGTTACGCCAGTCAATGTCGTCAACATGCAATCGCCTGCATTCAGCTTGCCTCAAGCCGCTGTAAGCACTTAACTCAATGGCTTGTGCTAGTGGATCATCACCACGTTCACGGGCAATCTGTATTAAACGGTCAACCTGTTCTTTTGAATAGAACGGTGGTCGTCTGCGTTTACCTTCTTTGAGTTTCTCAATGACAGGTACGCCTTGTAGATAGCCACTCCTAGCGCATAGCGTTAGTACTTTTTTAACTGTAGAGATTGCACGGTTAGCTGTGCTTGTACTGTTCCCAGTACTTTCAATTAACTCGGCAATAGTCTCATGAACAAAGTCATGATTAATGTCCACAAGTGGAGGGTCACCCCAAATGTCTCTTAGCTTGTAATAGTTTCTGATGTTGTTCTGATTACCTGTAGGTAGTTCAGATTCACGCCATGTGGGTAGTGTTTGAAGGGTGTGATTGAAGCCTTGAGAAAACTTACTTATTTTCTGGGGCTTCTTGTATTCCGTTGCCGGAATGATTGTGAAGTCCATTTAATTCATTTAGTAGTTCGTTTTTAATGCGAACACCAA